TATCATCATCATTAAACCTTAAACTACGGTCTACTGTAAAATCTCCAGCAGCCCCAGAAGCCCCGACTCTTATTGCATCATAAAAACCCATTACTTAACGTCCAAAGTAAGGACTGCTTGTATTACACCACTAGCTTTAATAATATAATCTAATCTGTCGATAGCATTTGCAGCAGTTGAAAGAGTTGGCGCAGTACCACCAGCAAATTTATAAGCAGCATCATAGGCCAATGTTCTTGATCCAGTTCCGTCTTGAGTAATAAATATACTTCCTGATTGTCCTACATGAGTACCAGAATTTGTGCCAGATAATGTTCTATTCCCTCCAAGCGTTACTGAATGATGACAGGCTGTATCGAAATCTACTGTTATTGTTGACCCATCAGAAAGTGCTGTGATATTTGCTGCTGCTCCTCCTGTGAGTGAAATGCCTCCACTAGCTGTTTCTATCTTCTTTACATTATCGTGATATAGCTCTACTGCTCCGTTTACATTACAAACAACAGCATTTTCAGTATTATTAGTTTGTAATATTATATCTGCTGTAGCTCTTATTTTTAGATCGTTGTAAGGAAAAGCTGTTGAGTGATAAATATGGCTATCCGTTCCATCGTGATAAATTTTTAAATCATCGCCTGTACCAAATCTTGCTTCTGCATTATCAGCAAACTCAAGAGCGTTTTCTGACCTGTCAAAAACTACATCCCTTCCAGCAGTAGCACCATCAAAAGTAACATCTTCTTGGAATATATTTGTTGAAGTGAAAGTATTAGCTGCCGATAATCCAGCATGACCAAAGTTTGTAAGGCTTACATCACCTAAAGTAATCGCTGCGTCATTAGCTGCGTTCTGTATTTTTAAAGTATTACCATCAACAAAATAAGAATACGCACCAACACCTATAGAAGGTGTGCCAGAACCTTGATTTAATGTAGATAATGCTGCAATTATTTGATTTAACTTTGTACGAACAACTAGACCAGTACCATTATCAACTGTAAAGCCAGATCCCCCAGTATTATCAACTCTTGCCATTAGCTTTTACTTTTTTTTTAAGTATATCCTAAATTTTACCCTTTACCAAAACCAATGGCAGTAAAGTTAAAGTTTCTATCGACAGAACTTCCAGAGCTATTTTTAAAATGAACAGTAAATCCAGTTCCACTTATACTTGTAAGCTCAAAAAAGTCACCAGAAGCCATATTAAATGCAGTAATTCCTATTGCTGGCGGGTTAGAATTTGCTCCTAATAATGCACTTGTGCCTGTGAAAAACGGTGAGTTGAAACTGATTGACTTTGCTCCAGCCCCAGATGCAATAGTTGTTGTACTCTGTTCTGTTCTTCTTTGAAATTCTGCAAAATATCCAAGCTGACTAACTCTTATATCTTGGTTTGTATCTTGTGTAGTCAATACGCATTTAAATTTAAATGTTCTTGCTTTAAATGTTCCATTAGCAAACTTTTGAAAACCTGAATAACTACTGGCATCTTGAGAAGTCTGGACAAAAACTTCTGCGTTTGTATCAACACTGGAAGTACCATCAAAATCCTGTCTTGCATCAAAATCTGATATTGAATCAATTAAATCAGCAGAATAAACAGAATCAGTTAAAATATGTTTTCTTAAATCAAGACTATAAACAGCACCTAAATCTAAAGTTTCATTAAATAAATATGTTCCAGTTGTAGATACTCCACCAATATCATCAATGGATGTTTCGTCATCAATACTTGAACTACTGTCAAAATTACCTGTTCCAGCCAAACTTATTGAAGCCGTACCAGAATCAAATCCAATATTAGTTTTTGATCCTTGAAATTTTGGGTCGTCTTGATCTTCTCTTCTTGTCTGTACTAAAAGTTTAGGTTGTGCATCTGGTAAATCTATTACAAGTGAAGTTTCTCCTGTACTGAATCTATCGCCATCATCTTGTGCTTTAAGAATATATTCACCTTCTAATAAAGGAACAACTTTTTCTGTAGAAGCTCCACTTAATGCAAAAACAAGATCAGTTGCATCTGAAAATGTACCGCTTCCATCAGTTTTTGGGCTGTGCCGTACATGAATACGACCCCCTGCACGAACATCTTGATCTGCTACAGCATCCCATCTTAGTCTTATTTCTTTATCTGATATAGGTTCATAAGTAAGACCAGTAATATTTGCTGGTGGTGCTGTTTTTCCTACAGCGTCAAAAATAAGTTCTGCTGGTGTTCTACTTGGCTCTACAAGACCATTAAAAGAAAATACTCTAAATTCATATCTACCAGCCTGACTGTTTACTATTTCTGCTTCACTTGAAACTGTTTCAATTTTTGTAAAACTTCCATCATCTACTCTGTAGTGAACTTCATATTTACTTACACCTAGTTGCGTCTGCCAATCAAGTAAAATTTTTGCAACCGCTTTGTTGTTAATAATTACAATTTTTTCTTGTGCTTGTAAACCCTCTGGTGGATCTTTTATTTCAGTTAAAGTTGTGGTTGTTCTAGTAGGTAGTGCAGTTCCATCTTCAACAAAAGCATATTTTCCTTCGTTATGTTCAAGAGCCGATATTGAGTAAGTAAGATCATCATTTTCAGTTACAGATACAACTCTCCAAGTAGTTGTTTCTAAAGTTGAAGTTTCTAAAACATAAGGTGCATTTACATTTGGTGTTGTACTAAATGCGGAAGAAACAGTTATTGTTGCTCCTGACACGTTGCTGATAGTTTTAGTTTGAACCGACCCATCAGGCATAACAACTGAGATTGTTGGGCTGTTTGTAGTTGGTATATCTGTTGAAGCTGAATCATCTAGAACAACAACTGTTGTACTTGTTACGGAAGAAAGCAAACCACCTCTTCTAACTCCAGCTTTTAATGAATCTGCAATTTCTATGATGTCTCCACATCTAACCAAAACACCAGCAGCCGCAGTCGTAGTAAAGGCACAACTTTCTCCAGAGTTTTGCTCATTAAACAAAAACCATTTTCCCAGTCTGGCAGCTTGACCTCTAGAGGTACAGGCAAAAGCTTTTATGGTTTTAGTTCTTATTCCGTACTTTGTTTGAGTGGCAGCATCAGCCTCAATTGTTTCTATATCTAATTCTTGAGTAATCATGTCAAGATACTGAACATTGATAATTGTATGTCTTGTTTTTAAGCTTGATCCGTTATACACAAACCCATCTTCAGTTACATTTGAATTATTAAAAATATATTTTGTTGCTTGACCTTCAGCATCTTGTGAAATAGCTATTGTACCAGCTGAGTAAAAAGCAATAGCCCTCATTGTGCTACATAAAGCATTAATAAGGTTAAATGCGTCTGCCTGTTGTGTGATATTTACATTGCAACTAAAACGTGGTTCAGTGCTTCCATCATCATTACCAGCATCAATTAATGCTCCACAATATTCACTAACAGATTTAAAAGTATATTTATCAAGAGACGCTTCAGCGATATCACAGCCGTAGCGATCATTTGTTAATAAGTCGTACAAAATCCAAGCTGGATCTGAACACCACTCTTTGCTTGCTTTAAATGTTCCGTTCCATGTGCCAGCATAAGAAAGATTGCCATGAGTGGCGTTAACAGTTGCATTTGATGGTATTTTTACTTTTATTCCTCTAATCCTATATACACGATTCGGTATTCTTGGAAATTTCTCAGCACTAAATCTTAAAGCCGTATGAGCAGTGTTTGGATATGCGTTTTGCTTCATTATAATATTCGTTGCAGAGTTAAACCTAAACGCATTGACAGTGCTTGATTCTGTGCTATCTGGCGTTACTCTTTCAACTCTGATCTGTACTGGAAATGAAGTACCACTAGCAAGATTTATTAAATAATCTCTAAAATATGCGTTTGTTGATCTACCTTTTACAGTGTCATCAACTGCTGTTGTAGTTGTACCATCATTTTCTATAACCTTAATTAATAATCTAACTTCTGTTCCATCTATGCCACCTTCATCGTTAAAGACTTGCATAGAGGGAAAATTCAATGTGACTCTTACAGCGTTTATTGTTGATTGCGTTACTGTGTGTGTTACTGGATTTGATGTAGTTACTTGTGTTCCAATACCAACTTCTGTCTCAATATTTTTTATTCCAGAAATAAAAGTTTGATTTGCAGTGCCTTCTCTAAAAACAAAGCCAACATCTTTAAAATTAAAGTCACTATCTTGAGGTGAGCTAACACTTGCAGCCGCTTGGAGTATTGGTGTTTGATTTAAGAAAATATCTTTTTTAAAACTATTTATATAAGCTGTAGATGTTTTATCTGTTATTCCATTCTTTGACGCTGTTGCACTGCCCTCTATTTCTCCCTCAGAAAGTAGCTCTACAATGGTATTAAACTGCTTTGAAGATAATGCACCACTAGGCAAATCTGGATTTGAAAAGGTTGTACTTTGGTCAAATTCTTTAATACTCATTAGTTTGTACCCTCCACTTGAACTGTATCAATACCATTTGATACGACAATAGAACCAACTAAAATTTCTCCATATGCCAAATTTACTGGAATACCAGCTTGGCTAATATTTGTCAGCCCTGTAAATGAATAGTTACTAGCTAAAGCAGATGGGTCGAGTGGATCTTCTCTGTTCTGTTGCTGCGTGTTTTGTTGTGGAGAAAGTATATTATTTACACCTTGACTTATCATACTTAAAGCAACATAAGTAACCACAGTCTGAATAATTTTATTTTTTATATAATTTTTAGCTGCATATTTTAAACCTAAACCCAAAATAAACGTAAAAAAATTACCATGCACTAAAGGAATAATTTTTATATCTTGATCTGTTCTTAAAGTCAATTCGTCTTTTGTTATTGCTTTATCTCCAACTTTTATACAAAACAGTTGTTTATACATTTTTTCTTCAAGTCCTTTAAAATTGCACCATAAGAAACTAAATGCTTCATGTGGTGAATTAACATCAGCCACAAATTCACTTTGGCCTGTATATTTTCTTATAAATCCATAAACTTTTATTTTTTTAAACATCTTCTTTAGGCTCAATTACAATCATTTTATCTAAATCTGGACAAACAAGATAAAAAGGTATTTGAACTGCATTACAACTTATAATATCTTCTTCAGAAAATTCCAACACATTTTGAGGGTGTGAATGAACTACTCCTAAAATTTCACCTTTATCTTCACCATCAGCAAAGTCGAGTGGATCAATGATAAACGATCCCATTTCAAACTCATAAGCTACATTTTTACATCTAAAATATTCAAGTCCTCTTTCTGTTTTTAAAAATAGTCCGCAACATTCATTTGGTGATTCTTCTTTTGCGTGAGCTATAGCCTCATTTTTTAAAAGTTCATTCATAATTAATTAACAAATGTACCAACACCTTCAAAATCTTTTCGAGTAACTTGTCTTGCTGGCACTCTTTTATTTTGCATATCAAGCCTGTTGACTAATTCAAAAGATACAGTATCTCTGCTTTCTTGTATTTTTCTGTCAATAAAATGTATTTCTTGAGGAAATTCATCTGAACTTGGTGTACCGAAAGGGTTTGTGTTACCTGCAAAGTTACTAGCATCTAAGGCATCTGCTGTGAGAGTTCTTCTTGTTACTTTGGCATCTAATAAGTCATTATGTGCAGTAATTTGATTTACAGTTGTTAACAGATCTGTGACTCTTAAGACAGAACCAAGTCTTGTGATACCTCCTAAATTACTCATCACTAATGTAGGTCTTGGTATTTTGCCCTCACCAGCAAACTCATATCCACTTGCTTCAATAGGAAACCTCTCATAAGTATTTGTTTGCCATACTATATTTGCATAAGTATCTATATTTCCACCAGAATGAAAACGATAAATAGTCGGTACATTTGAGGGATTGCCAGTGGCATAGTGTAAACCTTCGACAAGTTCCAGTTCAAAAAGCTCAATAATTGAATTTGGATTTATTTTCTGTAGTTCAGCGTGTGGAATTGCCATTATGCCTCAAATACCTCTTCAAAAGTAAGATTCATATTTACCCTGTCGTTATAAGGTATAGACGCACTTCTCCTAGTGCATTTAAAGTTTCTAGCAGAGGATTCTCCTCCTATCGTGTACTGAAAAGCATCTTGATCGTCAAAACGTGCATTAAGAAAAGTGTTTATTGTATTTGCTTGAGCCTGTGTAATATTAAAAACTAAACTAATTATGTGATAGCGTTTGTTTGCTGCAAGTCCTCGAACTAATCTTTGTTCATATCCATCACCTAGCTTAACAACAATATTGTCTTGCTCTATAGTTTGTGTTTCTCCGTAGGCTGGAGTGATTGAGGGAAAAGTTGCCATTATGCTAATAAACCTCCAGATCGTTTTTCTTCAACAAGTGTAGCTTTTATTGCAACAGCTATTTGCTCACCTAATTGTTGTGACATACCACTATCGCCTTGAACTGAACTACCACTTGCATCAACATTAACAGTAATCACATTTGTTGTACCACCACCGATTGCATTATTTGGGATAATATTGCCGCCTTTAGAACCCATTTGCAAAATTTCAGGCCCTCTCTCGCCCACCAAAAAAGCACCGCCAGCAGATACAGGCCCACCACTTGCTCTTTTGCCTGTTGATCCAACCTTTTTTCCTTTTTTGAATAAACTGCCTGTAGTTCCACCACCACCAAACAAATCACCTAAAGCATTTCCTAAGAAATTACCAATACCAGAAACTGCACGTTGGATAGCAACTTCAACAAGCTTTCTTTTTAAATCATTTAATACCCCAATAGCAGCTTGAGCTAATGTTTTTGTACCCATAACAGCATCAGTAAGATTAGAAACAATGCCTTGCTCTATGCCTTGACCAATCTCCATAAACTTTTCTTTTAGTTGATCTGCTTCGCTTGTAATATTTACAAAACTCTCAGATAATTTCAAAGTTTTACTATCTAAAGAATCAACAAAAAGATTTGTTTGACCAAGATTTTGATTTAAAAGATCTGTAGGTGTAATTATATTTTCAAAAGCAAGAGTTGTTCCTTGTGTTTTGTTTTTAATTTCCTCTGCTTGATCTTTTGCTTTTTCTATTGATTTTGTAAGTTTAGTTGTTTCTTTATTTTGTTTCTTTTTTTCTTTTGTAGTTAGTGCTTCTTCAATCTTTCTTTGTTTTATTATTTCAAATAATTCTTTTTCTCTTTCACGACCCTCTTTTGTTAATGGAGCAAAAAAACCTTTTTCTTGTCTTACCTGTTGCCTTGCTTCTCCTCTAGCTTCCATCGCTATATTAGCAAGATTAATTCTGCCAACTTTATTAGCAACACCAATTCTTTCTATTAATTTATTTATTTCTTTTACACCAGCAATAGCTATGTCAATAACCCCTTTAATCTCTTCAGAAAGATCCTCACCTATTGTTCGTGCAAGAGTATCAATAGTATCTTGTAAAGTTGATAATTTACCATTTAAAGTATCAGCTTGTGCAGTTGCACCTCCAGCAAAAATAGCTCCCTGACTCGTTAAGTTTATTAAGGCTTGATTAACGTCTTTCGCACTTATTTCCCCCTTTCTCATAGCAGATTCAAATTCATCACCTTGCAATTTAGTTATTTTTTTAAGTTCATCAGTAATATTTACTCCTCTTTCCAATAACTGTAAGTTTTCTTCTTGCTGAAGCTTTCCTTTTGCTCTTATTTGACCAAAGGCTGTTGCAATACCTGTAAGATCAGCACCAGTAGCACCAGCAACATCTGAAAGTCTTTTTGTTGTATCAACAAGCTCTTCAGTTTGAAAACCAAAAGCTTTCAATCTTTTTGTTTGCTCAATTAGTTCACTACTTGTAAATGGTGTGACAGCACCAAAATCCTGTAATTCTTTTATTATTTTATTTGTTTTTTCAGCAGACCCAGTTAACTGTTCTAAGCTTTTTCTTTGCGTTTCTAATTCTGCTGTCTTTACAAAAACAAATCTTGCAGCACCAGCAACAGCCAAAGCTGTAAGTAAGGGTCTTAATGCACCAAGTAATCCTTTGACACCTGTCGAAGCTGTTCTTGCTGAACTTCCAGTATCTCTTAAAGACCTGTTTGATTTATTTAATCTGCCTTTTAATTTATCTGTACTACTGCTTAAAGCTTTGGTCTGTTCATTTACACGCTGCAATGGTCTTATTGCATTTTGAGCATCAACTATTAACTTAACTGTCGATTGAGCCACAAATACAAATAACCTTTATTATATTCTACCTTGATTTTGCCTTTTGACGATTCATTTCTTGTTTTTCTCTTTCATTTTTAATTTCATAATATCCAGCCCAATGTATTAACTCCTCTTCCGTCATAGATTTTCTTAGTTCTTGTACAGATTTTCCTAGTTCAGTTGCGAGAAAAAACTCAAAGTTTAACCAGTTATCTCGCCTTATTCGTTTTTTGCTGTATTAATATCGACTTGGATATCCATCATAAATAATTCAAGTTCATTTAAAACACTTTCTGGTAAAAATCTTTGTAGGTTTTCAGCATCAGCAGAAGCAAAAGCTTTCGTACCGTCTTCATTCTCTGCAAGCTGACAAAGAAGCCTGGTAGATATTGTTAAGGCATCATCTGTACCAGCCGCAGCTTGGGCTTGCTTTCTATCAAATCTGGTAAGTGGTGGGAAGAATATTTCTTTTAATATTTCGCCATTAGGATTTTTAAGTTCATATTTTCTTCTAGCTGTCATCACATCACTAAAAGCTTCAGTGATGAGGTCTACGTTTCTTTTTGTCGCCATATTAAATTGGGGTTGTTATTTAAAATTTACTATATAGCTGAAGTTATTGCACCATTTGTTATGAATGAGATATTCACTACTTGAATCTCTCCAAGCGTTGCACCATATTCAGCACCTGTAATTATTCCTGCAAAGCCTATTTTTTTAGAGGCTGTTCCGCTATCTGGGAATAATTCAAACAATGCGTCACCAGCATCACCTGTTGTGAATACATCATCAATAAAAGCTTGATAATCTGAGTTACCACTAGCATCATACAAAAGTTCTGCTGAACCTTCACCACTTATTAAACCACCGATAAAAGTCTTTGAAGTTGATCCCATTGCGGTAGTTTCTTGTGTATCTTTAGTAACAGATAAAGACCAAGATCTAAGCTCACCAATGTCAGCTTCTGTACCGCCAGCGTTTTCAAACATTAGTTTGCCTACATCACCTTTTACAGCCATAACAAAAAAAAGAACTATTAAGTAATATATTAACCTTTTTCAGACTTTTTTACATCTTTTTGTTTTGTCTTTTGATTTTCCATATATCTTTTGCAGCGACCATCCCAATAATTTGGATCTCTTCTACCTTTTACAGCTTCGATTGCGTCCAGCATTTCTTCTGTAATTTCAAGTTTTGGCATGATTAAAGATCCTCAAATATTTCAAATGTTACTCTGATTTGTGTTTGGAATTTACCTTCAGGACTTGAGGTTAATATCTCAGGGCCAATAGGTGAATCAAAAATAACACTTGAAACTGTAATATTATTGTAAAGGTCACGCAGCCGTTTGCCAATTACCAAATTTGCACCAGAGCCAATCCCTTCTTCTGTAAATATATTTATTAGAAGTAAACCAACAACACTATTTGTAGAGTTGGCAGATCCTCCCATAGTCAGATAACTACCTGACCCAAAACTTGTCTGACATTGAACAAAAGTATCTTCAGTTGTTGAGTCAAAAGCCATGTTGTTAAATACAACAGGGATAGCTGGACTTGATGCTAGTTCAGTCGCAAGTCTGGCCTCTATGGTGGATCTAACTGTATTTAAATCAATTGCTGCCATTATGCCTTCCTAAACTCATTAACTATATATTGTTCTAATTGTTTTGCTACAAGTTCCGGATAACCTTTTATAGTGTTTTGACGAGTCCTATATTGACCACCCCAGCTTGGAGGTAAGTTGGTTCCATAAACAACAGGCTCTGCATATTCCACGTTTGTAAAAACTTCTCCGATAAACGGTTCAATTTTAGTTTGCCATGACTCACGAAGTTGACCGCCAGTTCCACGATCTAACAAAGCTTTTTTAAAGGGAACCACTTGACCACTTGGCAATGTAAAAAAGTTGGGTATAGAATCTAAATTAGAATAATTATCTAAAGAAAAAACAGGTGTAAATTCTTTTATATCTTTTTCTGCTTTAAAGGTTGCTTTTCGCACAGTCTTTTGTACTTTTTCGCCAAAATGATCACTGATGCTAGTTAAATTTATTTCTCTAGCCATAATTACCTCAAGATAAGATCAAAACTTACAGGTGTATTATTTTGCTCATTCGTAATAATTTGAATAACCTTAAACTCAACGCTACTGATAACAACTCTGTCTTTTGTTGTCGGTACAAATGCAAGATCCCCTGCTGATATTGTTAACCTTTTGTCCTGGGATTCTATAAGATCATTAACCTCAGACTTTGATACATTACTTAACACACCTTTAACTGTGGTGTCGGATGTAGATTCTGTTATCGCTCCTGTTGTTGTGTTATAACTTCCAGCCGTTACCTGTCTAATAGTTACATCACCTCCAAGTTTGCTAAGAGTTTTTGATGCTGCTTTTTTTAATGCGTTAGCAATACTCATAATCTATAAGCAATAACCTGACCACTAGCTAAAGTAATACTTGTAATAACACCACAAACTTCAGATGATGACTTCATCTCAATGCCATTAATAGTTGCAGATCCATTCTCTGTAATGTTCTCAGCAACTAATGTTACTTCTGAATTTGATAAGGCATGAACTTTACCAAATCTGCCTGTATGGGCATTTGTATCAGTAATAATAATTGCTGCTGGATAGTCGTAGCCGTAGCCCATTTTCATGACCTCTTGATTGATAAGTTTGCTCTTCCACCTATTCTAATACCCATTAGATAGTGGTCAACGATTGGTGGAATCCTATCAATGCCCACTGCTCCATAAAATCTTGGAGTTACATTTATATTACCAATACTTACAGCAGCAAAGTCTTCTAAGCCACTTAATTCAAGTCCGTTCCTATTGTTGTTTAGATATACAGCTAAAATAACCTGTGCATGTTTTACCCGATCTGGTATTTCAGTATCAAGGTAATAGTCAGCAACTAATCTGTTTGGAAAACTCAACCCATACAAGTTAGTGTATGTGTCAGGTTTTCTTACTCCTGATCTCGGCCATTCAAGTGCTTGGGTATCAGCTACCCTGGCTCCCAAGAATTTTTCTCGGTCAATTCTTTGTGCAGCCGTAAATAATGCTCGGTTTTTATTGTCGTTGCTTGAACCGTCCCATGCCGCAGTATCATCACTGAGGACTAAACCCTCAATAAATGAGTTTGCATCAGAAAGACCTATATAAGTGTTGGCATTTGCACCACCAACAGTTGCATCAAGGGTTATCGCCATTTACTTTTACCTTTCGAGGCTTGAATTTTGGTTTTGGCTTGGATGTGGAAACAGAAGCCGCCTTTTGAGCAGCTTCGTTTTGTTCCCTCATTCGCTTAAAAGCAAATATAGCCATTAGCTAGATGCACCCTTTAGGGCAACAAAGTTAATGACAATCGCTTCACTTAAAGATCCACCAGATACGTTAGAAACTGTGATCTTGAATGAACCAGCAGCAATGCTGTTTGCACTCACGATGTAAGCCCCTGCTGTACCAGCAGATCCATGACAAGCAACGACAACATCAGTAGCAGCAACCTTTGTATTGGTAACTGTAAAAGATACCTCTGCGGCATCTGCTAACGCTGCGTTATTCATTGTGATCTGACCTGACTCTGTACTTAGAGTTACGGCAGTTCCCTTATTGGTGGCCTGAGTTACAGTTCCACCGTCTGTTGGCCCAACTAAAGAGCCAGCAGTTACTTCAAATAATGAAGGCATAATAAAAAATCCTAGTTATATCAAGGGATTAGGGCTAATCTTGGTTCGATGCGACGGTTGCGCGAACAATCCCTATATTTTTAGTCTCATAAACTTTCGACCAAGAGGCTACTGTCTCTAATACGCTACGAGTTGGGTTCACTGTTGATACCGCATACTTCAAACCAACTGGGTGGTAGATGTAGTGAAGGTCAACAGCCATTGCTTCTTCCAAAGCTAGGATGTCTCTATCAGTTTGAGTTCTGATCGGTGCTTGCTCACCAGTAACAACTGCTCCTTGTGTAAAGAAGAATGTTGAATACTCTGTTGAAGAACCACTGTTTGCAGTAGGAACATCATCAGAAACAATTACGTTAAGACCCATGAAAGTATTAACAGTTGTTGGACCGTCAAATGCTCTTGTTGTGCTACCAGAAGCGGCTGCTGTATCAGGTGCGCCAGTATTGTCGTAGATACGATCAATAGCATTACGCTCAACCAAGTCATAAAATACCTTGGAATGCATTGCAACACTTGTGATCTTGTTTCCTTGGTCGCCAAGTAAAGCTTGGGCTTTAGCAACGTGTCTAGGACTTAAAACTGTAGGAGTATCACCTGATTCTGAATCTATACAAAGATCAAACAAAGCTGAGTTGCTATCGTTTGCAGTCATAGAACCAAATGCACCAGTTAAGCAAGAATATAAATCCTTCTGTTTCTGGTTGTTTACATATGCAGCCATTTTTTGTGCAATAGCAGCCATAGGATCAGGGCCACCGCCAACTGCTAATGCAGCTAAGTCACG